CCATGAGCGACAGGGCAAGGGCCGTAGTCGAAGACATGATGTAGACCGCAGTAGTCGGGGCGATGTTCGCCGCAATGAACGGCGCCCAGAGAGCGCGAAGGTCAGCGCGGACATGCGCTTCATCCGAACCGCTGGAGCTGATTGCCGCAACACCATTGGTGATCGACGCCGGAGAAACATTCGCAACCGCGGCCTTACCCGGATCGATGAAGTCGATATCCAGACGTTCGCGCAGTGCATCCACCAAGCCATTGCGTACAAGCGCCTCGGCAGACGGATTGCTGAAGCGGATCAGTTCATCCGTGATGACCGAGATCGCGGCCACCTTGGCCCAGGTCAGATTCGTCGCGTTGTAATCAAATTTGGTGAGCGGTTTCGGCGCGCCCTGACCAACCCAGTAGCCCGCGCCGCCCGAAGTCTGACCAGCAATTCGGACATTGAACGGGATATTACGCAGCGATGGAATCGCACCCTGACCGAACTTGCCAACGATGGTTTGCGGACGCAGATATTCGACGAAATCAGCCGTGAAAATCTGATAGTTGACCAGTGGCGAAGCCCACGTCGCATCCGAGGTAGTGCCGGCATTGACGTTGGACTTGATGAGCGATTCAAAGCTCTAGCCCGTCTCGGCCTGGAACTTCAGTGCGTTGACAACGCGATCGGTCTGCGGGATCTGGCTCTTCGCGATATTGAACGCGCGGCCCACGTCACCCTTCGCGGCGGCCAGACACATCGCATAGCGGGCGAATTCAACACCCGGCTCAAGCTTCTGCGTATTCTTGACCGTCACACCCTCGCGGGTCTTGCTCGCATCTTCCGACTTGGCTCCGGCAACGACAACGGCCTTCTCGGCATTAATCTTTTCAAGACGCGTCAGGCGAGCGATATCGCCGTCAATGCGCTTGATTTCATTTTCGAGAGTATCGAAAGCTTCGGCCTCGGCCTCATCCATCGAACGATTCTCATCCAACGACTTCTAAGCGAAGGCGTTCATTTCATTGGTCTTGCTGTCACGGGTGGCCTTGAGATCGGCAACCTGTTCAGCGAAAGTCTTACCTGCCATGTTGAATTTCCTTTGGTTGATTTGCGGCCCCGTGGCCCCCGCAACAAAGGGGAGCGATGCCCGCATGTGAATTATTTCTTGAGCGAAACTGCGCCCTTCGGGATTCGTGCTGCCGTTACAAGTGGAATTGCATGCTTGATGCGTTTCTGGATTTTCGCTGGAGCGCTATCGAATTCCTTTAGCTTGTCCACAACATCGCGGGATAGTGCTTTATCCATCGATTTGACAGAAGTAATGATCGCTTCTTGATTGCACGGCACCGAAACGGGGCTAAGCTCATACACTTCAATCTCTTGGTATTCGATGCCGCCGTTGTCATTGAAGGCATATTTAAGCGGACGGAAGCCGATGCTCACGGCGCGCACGATACCCAACTCGATTTCGCCCCACGCCGTATCCAGCCGGTCTTTCAGTTCACAATCAGGCAATCCATCGGACTGCGGTATTGTCGCGGTGAACGGGAGTCCATTTTTTGTCGCCTTGCCGAAGACGGCCTAGCCGATCGGCTCATCGTGCTCGTGCTGATGCAGGAGAACCACGGGATTCTGGAACGTCGCACCGAGCGGGTCGATCGTATCGCCAACCCGGTCAACGGCTGGCGTAGTCGCCAAGCCCGTAAACGTGCGCTTCGCGGCATCGATCGATTTGACCTAAAAAACCGAATAGGCGCGTTTGTTGTCTGACATCGTTTATTCCTTCACAGAATCATCATTTGGTATTCGGGAGGCTTGGCCGGCGCTTGTGTGTTCGCCGCGCCGATAGCCATTGCGAGCGCAACAAGTCCGTCAATTCGGCCTGTTGCTTTAGATTTGTCCAGCTTGCGATTGCCGGCAGGATCGCGAGTTGCTACGGCATTCTCCGCGCACATATCGAGCACCGGATTGCCGCCATGCCTGATCTTGCCGTCCAGCAGCAGCGATTCAAGCTGATCCAGCGCGGGCGTCATATCCTTAAATCCCTGACCGAACGGCACAAGCGGCAATTCGGCGCTGAGCCGTGACAGCTCGTTTTTCAGTACATCCATGCGCCAGCGGTCAAACGGTATCGCACGCACATCGAATGAATCGCATAATTCAATTAGCTGCTAGGCAACATAGGCATAGTCAACCGATGCACCAGGAGTCAGCGTGATCTTTCCCTCTCGCGCCCAAACATCATAAGGCTCTCGATCACGCTGGCTGCGTTCCTCGACGCCGACCTTGGGGGCGAAGAAATAGGGCAACACATGGAATAATCCAGCACCATCGCGCCCCACCACGACCACTGCCGTCAAGTCATTGCGCGCAGATAGGTCAACGCCGATATAGCATTCCTGTACAACGCTGAAATCCGGCTCAGCGCTATTCGCTTCCCAAACCGAGCGCGTCACAAACGGATCGCTCATATTCACCCTTTGGTTTAGGATGAGATTTCGATACGCCGACTCTCTCGAAGGCATGCGCCTCGCGCTTTCCGCCAGCCGCCTGCATTCGTCTGCGTTCAGAAAATCGCCGAACGCCGGGTTTGCCGCCCTGATCGCCTTATCGCTGAACGGATCAAGGTCTTGTGGAGCAGTATAGAGCGCCACCTTAATCATCGGGTCCGCGCCTTTCAGTGCATCATCGATCATTACTGAGAGCAGATCGCCATCCTTTGCGGCTTGAGTCGAGATGATGATTGATAGCGGATGTTCATGCGCGCCCTGCGCAGTATCAATCGCCTCGAAGAAATCATCGCGAGGGCCGCGGACCTAGCCTAATTCGTCGTGGATCGCCAGAGCTGGCGAGCGGCCCACATTCGTTGCCGCATCAGCACTCAGCGCCTTATACGTCGTTCCAAGTTCAGGACAGACGATTTCCTTGGCTGTATCTTTAATCACAACCGCTTGCGAAATATCGGGCGATAGGCGGGCGCATTTGCTCGCATATCGGAAGACCATCGACGCCTGGTCGCGCGAGCGGGCGCCAGATACCACTTCCGAATTCCCTACTGCTTCCGGTCCGCAAGTATGCAAGAGCACGATGAAGGCAATCAGGGCGGTCTTACCATTCTTGCGGCCAAACGAAAGAATGAATGTCCGCGTCGGAGAATCGTAGAGCCGAATCAATTCGCGCTACTGCCAATCCCTCAGCTTGACCGGCTTGCCAACATCCTTTCCCTCGGGAATACGGCAAAACGTTTCGATCCACGCAATGTTTCGCTGCGCGCGTGTTAGCTACCGTTTCCGAACTGCCACAACTTACCACCCTGCGCCGAGCGCTTGTTTGCCGTGGCCGCTGCCTGCGGCGTGTACCGGCTCTGATTCGTCAGCCGCAGCTTCGTGGCCAGGCTCGCGACGCGCTTTGATTCCTTATCGCGCATATCGAGAAGGTTTTTTAGCATCATGCCTTCCTCTACCGCTTTACCAGTGCATGCCAAATCAATCTTGACTGCAAGTGCATCGCACATAGCAACAGCCCGCACGTATTCCATCAGTAATGGCGCGCTATCTGCGGCAAACCAATCCACCGGCTTAGTCGCGACCGTCGCGCGCCATAGCTCGATCTATTTAGTTGTCAGAGATTCGGGCGGCTCAAGCCTTGAAGGCAGTGCCGAAACCGTGGCAACGCTTAGAGATTCTGTGCTTTTACGAGACATTGCGTTGCTTATTTACCACAGAAATTGTTACGAAATAGCTGAAAAGAAGTGACGGACACGGTGTCAACTTGGATCAGAAAAAGCTTTGAAGGTCCCCGCCTGGGGTCATGCGCACAGCGCCAGCGCCAATTGGCCCTTAATCGTCGCGCCTTTATCGCCATTGCACTTGCGGCATGAGCACTGCACGTTGCTCCATATGTGGGCGCCGCCCAAAGATATCGGCACAACATGGTCCAGCTCGGGTGCATTAGGTTCATACGTGCCGCGCAGCCTGCGTGGAGTATGGGTGCCGCATAGCTTGCACTTCCACTTATCCCGATCGAAGACTGCAATCGGATCAATCTTATCGGCAGCAACTCCGCGCTCTATTGCCCTGCGCCTTGCCTTGGCTGTGCGTCTATTGCGGCGACCTGCATCTGATTTGAAGTAGAGTAATCGACTCTTTCTTTTATTCTTCTTCGTGCAGTCTAAGCAAACTCGCCGGCATCCGCCAAGCGTTCGGGATACGATGATCATTTCCTCACATGACTGGCATTTTCGCCTGCGCTTTGCCGGTCTTTCCACATATCCAGCGATTCTTCTTAATGCCAGCACTTCCTTGCGAATCATTCGCAGCCTGCGAGCATCGGCTAGGCGTGCGGCCTTTTCCTCTTTTGGTAGAGGGAGATGTATGCCAACAGCTACGCCATTAGCTACCTTGCATAACGCCGCGCATGATTTGCTGCAATACCGCTGCTCGGGATAGAAGCTGCTGAATGGTAACTTACACCACTCGCACAATCCCAGTATCCGTTGTCTGACTGGCCTTGGGCGGGGCTGTAACTTCTTTGCTCGACAATCAGCGCATCGTTTAGCGCGCTTGCCGCTTGATACAAATACTTTCGTTTGCGCACCGCAATCTATACACTCGCCCTCAGCCATTGGCCTGCCTCAATCAGGTTATTGGTTAGGCCCGATATAGTGTTGACGCACGGTATCGGGCCGCTTTATCTCGCGCGCGATTATCGCATAGCCAAGATAAAGTTTCCATCACCTGTCCCAATGCGGACTCATCCCTGCATCGCGTCGTTCAAGTCTCGCCGGCTTGGCTCCTGCCTCTATCTGCGTCTTGCGCTCGTGGCACTCGTCACAGATCGATTGCAGGTTGTATTCGGTATCCGTTCCGCCGCGCGCCCTAGGCGTGATGTGATCGACCTACTTTGCCTCAGTCACCCTCTCTTGGCGCTTGCATGGCTGGCATAGGTAATTGTCGCGCTGGAGGATTCGTTCCCTTAGCTTGCGCCATCTACTACCGCCTCGGCCTTGCCCCCATTTGCTCATGCAATCAAACGCTCTGCCGTCTCTCTAACGGTGACGTGCCATACATATTCGGCACTACGCGAGTCAAGGCTGGTCACATCTGTCGCGTGGGCATATACGGTATATCCGCAACCTCCGGCCTCAGTAAGAGCCTGAGATAGCGCTCTTGCTGCCAGCACTATCTTCTTATCGCAATCTTCTTTGCTCATCCGCTCAGGTATCCTGATGCGTGTTCGTCTGGCTCATCTGGCGCATTCAAAATTGCCTCAGTCAGTCGCAACATGCTTTCCGCCGATCGATTCACCGCTTCGACCGTCTTGAGCAATGCTTCCGTCGTCTCGGATAGGCGAGAGCAGATCCTTTCGATCGCTTCCTGATTCTCTGGCGTCGTCACTTATCAGCCTCCAAACCTACTTGACCTTGTCCAGAATCCATTGCCTGCGCTTGGCGCATGATTGGCACGACATTGCCTTTTCCTGATTTGGCGGGCGCGCTCCGATTCGAACGGAGATCGAGTGACTTTAGAGATCACGGCATTAAACCGTTATGCTACGCGCCGATTGTTCTTTACTTGCCAGCTCGCTGGCTCGGCCATTCCCATTCGCTGCCAATCATTAGGCTTTCGATTTTGGGTTGCTGAACATACATTGCGCCTGCGGACACATCGAGATCTGCGATAAGCGCCATATCCATGAAACGCTTTGGAATGTCACCCTTCCGCAACTCTCCAGCGCTTAGCATTTCGACGGCCAATTTATCCAGAGTGGATGCGGTTAGCCGAACCTCAAATGGTGGTGGAATACGTTGTTCAATCATTCCCGCGCGGGCCTTTTGCAGAATTTCTCGGATCATGCATTCTCTTATCGTCTGGCGGAAACGGTAGGAGTCGAACCTACGCATCCTTGCGGATGTACGGCTTAGCAAGCCGCTGCCTTCGGCCTCTCGGCCACGTTTCCATGTTTGGTACGCCGTGAGAGACTTGAACTCCCATGCACTAGGCGCCGACTTCTAAGGACGGTGCGTCTACCAATTTCGCCAACGGCGCATTTCAAATGGTCAGGGGTGAAGGATTTGAACCTTCGACAACTCGATTCCAAATCGAGAACTCTGGCCAGACTGAGCTAACCCCTGAATGGTGAGCCGGGCGCAGTACTTGAACCCGCAACCTATGCCTTACAAAGGGATTGCTCTGCCATTGAGCTAGCCCGGCGAATCATCTGCTGATGGCTTTTCAACGTTGCCGCTATGGTGGCCACTGTGCGCACAGTGTTCCTCACGGGCGTATCCATCCCCGGTCACAGGGAGCGCTTTTCGCGCCGAGCATTTCTGGTGGAGCACAAGGGAATCGAACCCTTACCGATCTGCTTGCAGGGCAGTTCTGCGTCCCAACGCGCACCCCGAGTTTTGGCGGAAGGTTGAAGAGTCGAACTCCCTACCTTTCGGTAGCCACGGTTTTCAAGACCGCTCGCCGGCCAACCCAGCGGAACCTTCCTGTTTGGAGCGGATAGGAGGAATCGAACCCCTGACTGCTAGCTTGGAAGGCTAGTGGCCGTCCACTCGGCCTACGTCTACCCGCAAATCTGTCAGCCGATGCCTGACTGGTTGATTGCGGCCCTTATGGCCTGACCCAACCTGGTGCCGCTCGGACCTACGGCGTATTGCCGCTTCATGTTTTGTGACCGCTAGGCATACAGGCGGTCAATTCGTCTTCATCGGCGGCACTTGGTCCAGATAGACCTGCGCCGCGGTGCGAAGCATCTTGGCAATGGTCTATGGGTCGAACTGCGGCCCGATGATTCGGCAGTTGCCGTCTTCCGTCGTTCGGATCAGGAAAGCCGCTACGCCTTCGTTGGCGTACTGGCCGCACAAGTCGGCCTAGCGTTCGTCGATTACTTGCAGCGGTGTCATGCCGTCAACCGCATGATCGTTCTGGCGTATTCGTCGGCGTATTGCTCGCGCCTTTCGCCAGCGGTCAGCACGCGGCTGAATTCGGGATGCAAAATTGCATGTACCAGAACATGCCCTCGCGCAAAGCTGCGCGCCAGATGCTCATTCACCCAGACACCAGTTGTTGACCACTTCATCGCGTCTTCAATTCCTCAACGATGTCAATCAAGTCCTGAAGCGTGAATCGGCCATCAAGGATGATTTCGCCTTCACGCTTGAAAAAACTGTCATCGATATATGCGCCGGTCGACTCATCGGCGAGTTCCCGAATCGTTCTCATGTTCGCCTCGCCCTGTAATCGTCATCCGCCCTTTCCAAGCTTGCCGGACTCATCCACTCAGGCGGATCGAGGAACAGTTTCAGCACGCCTCTTTGCGGGTCGTAGATGGACACTACGCGATGGCCTAGCTGCTCGATGGCGGTTTCTGCAGTTTCTTGCGGATCAGTCATCTGAACCCATAACGCCGATCTTCGCGCCACCGGTAAGAATCAAAACCTTGTGCTCAGGGATTATGTCCTTGAGCACTTTGCGCAGATTTGCGAAGACATGATCCGACGGGGCGTCATCAATGCTCAGCACAACGATATCGCCCGGTTTGAGGCACAGACGCTGCACGTCACCGAGATAGGTAATCTTGTCTTCGCAAATTTCGTCGTGCGACGGGTCCATCATCGTGCTTTCTTCCGCTTATGCGAACGCACTATGCTCATGCGATTCAACCGTTTGGCGTGAAACCCACCTTTCCGCTTTGGGTAGAAACGCTTATCGTGCAGCCGAATGAAGATGCCGATAGCCTTTTCGGCCAACTCGCGGAATGCAATCGCCACTCCCGCCAAGGCATTGCAAATGGCGTTATTGGCGGCGATGAATTGCTCTATGACAATCGTATCGGTCACGACATCCCTAGTGCGATTAGACCGCAGGCCAGGCATACCAAGCCGCAACCATTAGTGATATCCCGATCGTTGAACTCGCACTTGGCGAGTCCGACCATGAACAGGAATCCGAAGAAGATCAAAAAGACTGCCATTTCGTCCTCACCACTCTCTGCCAGTCATGACGTTCGCGCCGTCGTTCTTGGCGATTGATTGCGCTTTCGGTCTTGCCCCAACCACCAGAAGCCTCGCGCTTGTCTTTCTTGCCGTCGTTGAGGCGGCGGAAGGTTTTGCTCATCGCCTCGCCCATTCCTGGCCTCGCGTATAGCTGATCTGAACATCGTCCCAACTGTCGCGAGGGACCGCCCTGCGCTGCTTATGCTGCACGATGCCCTCTTCCCCGAAGTCTTCCGCGATGCGCTCTAGACGCTTGCGCTCGGATTTCTTGCCTTTCGGTACGCGCATCCAGCAACCGCTAGACGGTTCACTACGTTTCGTGCGACTCATCTTTGAAAAAACAAACTCCAAGAGCCGAATGCGTGTGCGGGATTGACGCCGAAGCTCCGATACCCAGATCCTTGGCAAATCCATTGCCTGCCGCTCTTTCGGATATGCGGCTTTGCCTGAATTGCTTTAACAAGCCATCGCAGAGGATTCACTTAGCCGTCACCGTAACCGTTAGAAATCCTGGAAGTCATCGCTCACCACGTCCCATCTTTCTCGCAGAGATCGGTAGTGCCTTTGTCAGATGCCGTCATAGTCATCCTTCATTGCCTTGAGCGAACGGAATGCGTCTAGCGGCGTGAAGTGCATGCAAAAATCCAAGCCTTTGCTGCACAACCAGAGGGGGCCGAATTTTCTGATATGCGGCTTATTTCCTGAGCAGTGAAGAACGAAACTGCCGCCGTATACGATGTCTGGACTCATTTCCATCATTTATACGTCTTGCCGCATACCGCTTTGCCGGCCTCGTTATGCGCCAAGATCAAATCCTGGCTTTCCTTGCCGAGTAGGTCGTATTCGGCGTTCAGCAGCTTTACGGGCTTGTCGAGTTGGCAATAGTCGTGAACCGTGCGAACTGGCAACAATCCGCAGCCAGTCATTGCCGCTAAGGCAACAATCGTTGCTACGCGAGCACCGATATTCACTTGTCACGACTCCAATCGGCTTTCAGTTTCTCGACCGCAGCGCCTTCCGGCAGACTGCGCACTTGGTCAACGATCGTCGTCTGCTTCACCAGCGCGTCATTCACTGCGCGCGTTTGGGTCGCCTCGATGCTGGCCGTTGCGGCGTTCGATCCCTTGCGGAAGGCGAGGATGATCGCCATGAACACAGCCAACAGAATGGCACCGATGCCGATTGCCCAGCCTTTGGCCTTAACGAGAAATGCGGTCAGCACCAGCCATCCTCCGGCGCGGGAAGATTCGGATTCAACATGCCCTCCATCTCTTCCAATAGGGCGTCAAGATACAAATCCAAGCATGCCGACAAACCCGCATTGATGCGAAAGATCGGATCAGTCAGCCAAAATGCGAACTCGCTCATCAGGTACTCTTCCACGTATACCGCTGGCATCTGTTCAGTGCCTCACCCTGGATCTTGTTCTTCACCGTGACCTTGATCGCGTAGTTGCGCATCTGAACGTATTACTCGTCTTGCTCAGCGATGGTGTAGATCGCCACCGCGAGCAGTAGGCCTAGCAGTAGGGCGAACCATTTCATCGCAAGCCTTGTAGGCAAAGGTCATGCTCAGCTTGCCGGCGCTTCACAATGCCGTAGCAATTGCTGGCTGCGATGCGGCAGTCCTTACCGTCCACGTATACCCATTTCAGCAGCTCGTCACAGGCGCCCTTATGGTCGCCGAGGTTCAGTTTCTTGACGAGCGTCGAGCGGCAGAAATTCCCTTGGCCTGCGTTGAAGATGAAGTCCACGTACGAAGCTCGCTCATAGACGCTGACGGGTTCAACCACGCAACGCTCGAAAGCACTATTGGCGGCTACAAGGTTCGCGCGAAGCCGATCGTCGCACTCTTGGCGTGTTGCTTTGTCGCCCTCTTTGACGCCATGCGTGTCACCCTCGCAGATAGTCCACACGCCGCCTACATCCTGATACGCCTAGTAGCGCGTACCCTCGTGTTGCGTCGCCATCGTGCCCGCAATGGCAAGCGCGGCGCCGGCAAATAGGGTTGCGATTCGCGTGTTGATTGACACGCGCTTAATCTTCGTGCTCAGGCAGGTACTTCTTGTCGCGAGCGAAAACATAGCCTCGCCAGCACCAAGACAGCGCGTAGCAGATACCGCAAAACAGGGTCACGTAGTTGATCGCATCCGGCACACTCATGCCGAAGAAATTTGCAGCGGAGACGCCCGCAAATGGGACGATCTTCACCGCATCGGCGGCCATCGGATGGTCAGAAATCTACTGCATTCCCCTGTCACTCCTGCTTTGCGGCTAGCTTGGGGCGAAGCGCCGCAACTGCCTTGTCGTTGCCCCTTCGCGGGGAGTTATTTAGAACATTCGCGCGAGATATGCTCGACTAGATATGCAAGTGCCTCGCATTCTTGCGGTTGCACTTTTACAGCCGAATATCCGAGAATCGAAAACGCCGCGTGTACTATTTCGTGAACCAGTGTCGGGCTTTCGCCGTCGAATACACCGATATAGACCTCGGACCGATGATCGTTGACGTATGTAATGCCACGCGACTCGTCCAAGTCTTCGCGCATAACCTTGGCCGAGCCAATCATGCGGCGCAGAATGAATCGAAGCAGTTTTTCCTTGTCGTCAAAGACGAACACTGTCCAGTTGTAAGGCTGGACGGAAAAGTTCCGCACGTAGGACGGTTTGCGCTTCATGCCGCCCTCGCTAGACTGAATCGTTCTTTTGCTCGGCGATAGCGGCGCTGCAAATAGCGTGCAAGCGATGTGCCGGTATATTTCTGGCAGAGATACGATAGCGTCAGCGGCATTTCGCAAAAGTCGCCGTATTTTACTTCGTTCAGAACAACGATTCCGCGCCAGTGCGTATTCGCATTTCCGCGATATTCTTCATCGTGCAAGTAGGCCGCGCCGGCAACAATGCCGCGAATCACGCGCCCAGTTGCGTATTGCTTCGTGCCAATGTCGTAGGTCTGAACGTGACCCATGACGAAGGGTGAACCAATCTGCGTTAGCTTGTAGCTGGCATTGCCGCCGATTGGTCGGCTAGTCATGCTGTTTGCGAAATAGTGGGCAAACTTGATGCCCTCAATTTCGATAATTCCAGGCGTAGAGCCGTTGTAATCTACTGGTTCCCATCCGAGCGCACGATCGTTGAAATGATCGAATGAGAACGCCCCCTTCAGTCTCGCGTCAGCCTCTACGGCGCGCGTGATGCGGTGGCAATGGTTACCGCGCAGGATAACCTTGCGCTTCGGCTGGAAGCCGCCCATCGCGTTCTGTAGGCGGTCCAGTGCGGCATTCCCCGCCTCAATGTCATCCGTATAGCGGCGCCCTTCCTTGGATAGTTGGCCGTCCCATGTTGAGAGACTTGCCATATCCCAGTGATCGCCGAGATGGACAACGATATCCGGCTCGTAGTCCTTGATCGCGGCACCAATCCAATCGAAATGGTCAGTTGGGTCGCCCGGCCTCACTTGTGTATCTGGGATAACGAAAATTCGTTTGCCTAGGCGCATCAGTCATCCGAGAAGAGGTAGTTCATCGCAATGAAGAATGCTGCCCATCCTGGCTCATCGCATAGACACAACACGAAGGCGCAGAACAGAAGCATTATTCCTCGCCCGCCACGCTCAGCGGATGCCGCAGCGCATCTGCCAGTTCGTCGGCAGATCCGACCGGCAGTCCAGTTTCCGACTCGATCCGCGCACCTGGCGCAATCGGCGCGCCTCGGCGTTCGTATTCTTCCTGCGACAACGCGAGACAGCGCCATGCGGCCTCGTCGTAGTCGCCGTCGATCAAGTGGCGAATGATCTTGTTGCGATGGTCCGTGGACTTGCCGCGAGCATGATGCAGCGGTTCGCCTGCGTTATGCTTGGCATTGCCAAGCAACGACACGCGGGCGACGCCGGCAAGAGCTGAGGGGAAGTACGCAATTAGGCCATCCCACATGGGAAACTGGCCGCGCTCAGAGTCGTCCTGACCAAAAATGCTCATTCTGCTTCGCGCACCTCTGCTATCTTTTCAGCCAGCATCGGCCCAAGTGTGGCGAATGCAGTGCATGCGACTACGAATACGCCAAATACGAAAGCGATCGCCGCCGCAGGAATCCAGAACGGCGCGAACGCCCATACCCAGGGAATGCTGACGACGCCAGCAAAGTTCAACGCAAGCAGAACAACGCCCAACAGAAAGTATTTGCCCATCTTCGCCGTCTCCGCGAAAGGTTGAATTTGTTTACGGGCCAGTGCTGATCTCTGGCTTACGTAGACTTGAACTATGCTTCTGGTCTTTAACCAAGCTTCGCCGAAGCGAAGGGCCTCTGGAACAACGCATAAGTCGCGGGTTGGCGCCCGCATTCCGCAAATTAGTGCCGCCTTGGTTAAACCCCGGCGGCGGGAGCTTGCTTAGGCTGCTTGAGCCATCGGCATGTACGAATCATCGTTCGCATTTACGTTTTGCGCCGATTACGTCGGTCGCCTCTCGTCAGGTCCAATGCAACTACCGCACCCCGTCGAAGCCTGACATCCCCATCAAATGCAACTTCATCGCCGGACCATTTCTGGCCTTACTCGCAACCAGGGCGTTACCAGCGCCTCAGCGGCTTTCTCAACTCGCGACTAGATGGTTGGTGCCATCGTTTCAAAGTTGCATTTGGTGGAGATGGGCGGACTTGAACCGCCGTCCGAAATGCCTAGCCACACCTTCATCCCTGCTATTCAGTTGCCAACGACGACAACCCTGAATTTATCCCGGTTGTCCGCGCCCTACCGGGGGAGGGTTTGCGCACTCTTGCGTTGCGCGATTCAAATTTTGTGCGACACGCTTTCTTGATTTGTCATCAGGTCCGTCGCGACGTTACCTGAATCAGTCGGGCTTGCATCCGACAATCTCAAAGTCTGGCATGCTCAACTTTCGCCGTTTTCGATACCTGTTTCAGCGATATGTTGCGAATACCCGACTTTCGTATATGTATCGGCGGGACGGCCCGCGCGAGCCTTTACAGCAACGGGTTTCAGGCTTACGTCTAGCTTTGCGCCAGTCTCCCGAGCCTACCAGTGGAGCTACCTGCTGGTCGTTATGTTCTGCTGCCGCCGATGTTCGATGCGGGCCAGTTCTAGCCCAGATTCCGTCCCAATTACGCCGGGACTCCGTACGCCGTACCCGCAAAAATTGTTAGTCGCCGTGAACCACTAGCGCCTCGAATTTCTCTCGCTCAAGTCGAATACCGCGCGGCGCCTCACCGAAATTCAGTTCCTGCGCCTCGTCGTACCCGCCCATCCAATCAGGATCGTGGCAAATTCCGTCTGGCAAGACGTCGCCGCGCATCCCGATCTACTTTCCACTTTTACGTTTGTCCATAATTTCAGGTTATCGCGAACGGCGTTGCAAGATTTCACTCTATGCAACACTTTTGCGGATTACTCGGCTAACGGTGGATTTGTGGCAGCGGACTCGTTGCGCGATGCCGGCACAACTAAGTTTCGTGCGGGCGAACAAATCGGCGATATCCTGCTCACGCCGCTCTCGCTCAATCGCCCGCGCAAGCTTGTCGGCCAATTCCGTCGCCAAGTCCTCGGCAAGCGCCTTGCTCGCCCCCTGCGATATGAAAAACTCGATCAGGCCGTCTTGCAGGAAGATCATGCTTCGGCTTCCTTGCGCAGCGCGTCAATGGCGTATTGCGGCACGTTGTAGCCTGCGCTGCGCAGCGATTCGAGACGGTCGGCGCAAAGTGCAGCCGTGGCATCGTTGAACGTTTCGCCGTCGTGCGGGAGGCCGATATGCTGCCGCTCGGCATCCTTTACCATTTCGGAAACGCGCCTATCGCGCGCCCACCAGCCGTCACAATCCGTGCGGTAGCCAACTGGCGCTGGCAATGGTTCGGCGAAAACGTAGCGGACGCCGGCAACGTGAGTCGTAAAGCCGCCCCGGCAATCCTCATAGACGTAAACGTCGCACTGAAAATCGTCACTCGACCAACGGCAATAGCTCATGAAATATCCTCTTCCTTCAAGCGATATCGCCCATTCGGGCCTTTGTCCCACCCCTAAACGAGGATTCTTATCCCCGCCTTCCTCACCGCCGCCACGTTCTCGTGCTCCGAAATCTTCTTGATGCGCGATGACATGTTCGATCGGCTTGTGGTCTAGACACCGATGATTTCGCCGTCACCTAGGCAAAGTACGTCAAGGAAGCCGAACAGATCGCGCCGCTGCCTCGTGAAGCCATCCCAACGTTCCACGACGAACGCCGTATAGCCGCGCTTGCGCATCTCGCGAAGGGTTAGTTGGGTGGCTGGGGTCTTTGTCATTTGGCTTCTCCGCTTGATGCTGGTGCGATTGGGAGGGGCATCCAATGCGTCGGCATTCCTCGATTGACTTCATCGCTCAAGGTGTTGCCTTCATCATCGCGCCAAATCCCGTCAGCGAACTCGGCTACTAAATGTCCCCAATTCGGAACCCAAACTAAGGCCTCGCCATTCAGCGCTGTCTCAATTGGATGCCACGGCTGTGCTGTCCGAGCGCGATGATTCCACAAATCCATCGCCCTCCGTTGGTCAGTAAAGTCTGTTCCGAAAACCGTATAGCCAACTTCGCATCGATAACATTCACAGAGCGAGCTATCGGATGTCAAAGCCAATGTTGCTGGGCCGCCACAAAACGGGCACGACAACAGTTCTTTCGTACTCATGCCGCCCTCCCAAAATGCGCCACAACCGCAGCGCGGAATTTCGCCGGACAATGCTCCGGCTTGAAGTGCTCGATGCCGTGGCGCTCGTAGTGCTCGATGTACTCCTGAGCTGTTTCCTCGGGCATGCGCTCTGTTCTTGATCGCCGTTGTCGTTGCGATGCCGCCATTCCGCGCATCTTTCTGCGCTCGTCGATCTTTGCCAGCACCTCGGCGCGATACGTGTATTTCCGCTTGCGTTGCTCAGTTCCCATTGCTCACCTCGAAATCAGATGGATTGAATCCACGGGCGATCATCACGACATCGCACCAATGGACGGGTTTGGTTTGCGTTGGCTCGTATTCCCACGGCGCATCGCCTAGCGCGAAAGCAAGCTCGATTGCCTCTGTGCATTCGGCTTTCAGCAAGTCACGCGAGCTGCCGCCAAGCATCACGAAGCCGGGCGCACCCTTCCCTCGGTTGATTCCGGGAAGCATGCGAAAGCCCTTCACGGTGCCGCTGAGGAAGTGGCGCCAGTCATCCTGCGATAGCTTGAACCCGTACCATGTGAGACAGCGGGACAGATCTCGGCATATCGGTTGCAGTAGGTCGTTCTGATCCTTGCTGCGCAGCTCTCGCCACGGCTCTATCTGCGCGTTTGCTTGAGCATTCATGCCGACCTCGCCAATACTTTGCTTGGCGTGCGCGTGCTGCGCTGCGAATGCCGCCGCCGTGCGTTGTCCATGTTCTGACCAGCGAGGCGCCCTATGGTCTTGTTGGCGGCGGTTTCTGCATCAATGCCGTATATGCGCCAGCGCGTTTTGTCACCGTGCCAGCCGCCCGCGCCCTTGTGGCATTCATGGCAGAGCGCAATCGCGGTGAAGTGGTGGCCTTGGCGCTGGTGATGCGCTTCGCTCGGTGCTTTGGCGTCACATACGGAGCACGGGAGCGCCTTCACCAGACCCATATAATCGCTTTCGATCTGAGTTATTGCGGCGGCGTTTTTGGTTCTCATTTCTTCACCCGCTTTAGTCCAAAGATCGCCATGAACGCATCTGCCGTCGCCAGCGATAGCATGCGATCCGCCATGCGCCGATATGCCGCGCGCTTGCGATGCTTCGTATTCCACGATCCTGCGCCGTGGCGTTGCTCGCATAGCTTCTTGGCTGCGCGCTCGATAGTGTCAAAGTCGGTCATGCGGCGGCTCCGAACATGTCGGATTGGTTATTTGCCGCAGCCAGGTTCAGCGCGGCTTGTCGGTAGTAGCTCGCTTTCAGTTCTGCGCCTACAGCCTTGCGGCCCATTTGCAGCGCGACGTAAAGCTCCGAGCCGATGCCAGCGAAGGGAGACAGCACCACATCACCCGGATTCGTCCACAGGTCGATTCCGCGCCGTACTACCTCAAGCTGTAGCGGGCAGATATGGCGCTCGTCGTCGTGCTCGCGTGCGCTGCGATATTGCAACGTGTCCGAGGGGTCAATATCCGTCCAGACTGGGGAGGCCACCTTCTGCCATTTGTCTACCGGGTAATCCTCGCCGTGCGTCACGCGGTCAACTTGATCTCCTGGTGCGCGCATCGTTACCAAATAGTCAGGGATGCCCTGCCGTGACATGGCCGCATTTCCGCGCACGGTCTTGTGCAGCAATCCGAGCGCCTTAGTGCGCTGCATAGCCGTTACCGGGTCTTTCCAGATACAGACCTCGCTCGCGTAGATGAATCCCTGCGCTTGGAATGCGCGGATCAGATCACCGCGAAAGTCTTTCAGACCGATATAGCCGTCACGCTCCTTGCTGGTCGGCATCAACATGCAGTGAAACGAGACATTGCGTCCCGGCTTCATTATGCGACGAAGCTCGACGATCAAATGTGCGAAGTGTTCAAAAAACTCCGCGTCATTGCGCACATTGCCCATGTCGCGCGGACTATTAGAATAGGTATATAGACTTGCAAACGGCGGTGAGAAGATCGAATAGTCAACGCTTGAAGCCGGCAAGCCACGCAAGACCTCGACGCAATCGCCGTGATATAGGGCGAAATTTTCGCCCACCGTTGAATCAAGACAGTTCATGCAGCCTCACTCCTAAGCCAGTTGGGTGCCACGATTCGACGCGCCGGCTTGTATGCGTTTGTTTCGCGCACTAAGCCGAGCACGGATTGCTTTATTGCCGCGCCGGTTTCAGCGGCCAGTGCATCGGCCATCGTTGCGGCATCGGCTTCCTTGCGCTTTAGATTGGCGACAATCGCACCTTCAAGTTCGCTCGCGAAGATGTGCGCTTGCACTTCACGCTTCTGCCCAAATCGCCAACATCTGCGGATGGCTTGGTAGTACGATTCCCACGAATCCGTGACGCCAACGAATGCAATGCGTGCGCAGTTCTGCCAGTTCATGCCCCATCCGGCGATCTTGCTTTTTGTAACGAGCACGCGAATCTTGCCTGCCGCAAAATCCATCATGCGTTGCTCTTTGACTTCTGGATCATCCGAGCCGGCAACCTGTACCGCGCCATCAATTGCGGCGGTCAGCGCGTCGCCCTCGTCGTTCAGATCGCACCAAACAATCCATTGCTGCTTATCCGAATTCGCCATCGCCGCACACGCCTCAACTCGCGCAGCCAGGCTGGCGCGACGCGCATCACGCCGTTCGCTCAGACTTGACGCTTCAAGCGCGAATAACATTCCATCGGATGCTTTTGCGGTTGTCTCGACGTGATGTTCTGAAATATCCAGCGGCGGCAGAACGTACGGGCCATCATCGAAACCTAGATCTGAAGGCTTGCGAACCATTGCTGCCCAGGTCGCCATCCATTTCCAGAACAGGTCGCGAGCATGCCCCTTCAGTCGCCAGTCCTGCGTCTTTGCCGCGTCATGAATGAAATACTCCGCAAGCATCTCAGCTTGCGTGCAGATGCCTAGAAACTCCGCGTGAGTGCCAAGCTCGGCCCAATCGTTAGGGGCTGGCGTAGCGGTCGCGCATAGTTTGAATGGCGTATCTCGGAACGCAGCCAATAGCGCCTTGAGGGTCTTTGACGTGTGATGTTTGATGATGCTCGATTCGTCCAGCACGACAGCGCCGAACCGGCCGCAATCTAACTTATGCATACGGTCATAGTTCGTGATGTTGACGCCTGCGCGCACATCTTCCGACTCTCGGCAGTGTGTGACGGATAGGCCCATTTCTGCGCCCTCGCGCACCGTCTGAGCAGCGACCGCAAGCGGAGCGAGGATCAGGACATCATGGCCAGTCAGACGATGCACGGCATCAGCCCAAGCAAGCTGCATGCGTGTCTTGCCGAGTCCGGTATCAGCGAAGATTGCAGCGCGGCCACGGCTCAATGACCAGCGCGTCAGAACGTCTTGATGTGGGAAAAGTGGGCCGGCGATTTCGCCAACCTCACGCAATCCGGTCGGCGGCACGATCGACAACTTGCGCGCTATGAAATCATCATAGCTCACGCCGCAATCCTCCATTCAATCCGCGAGCGACCGATTTCGCGGTTACGCGCGAGTGAGCGGACCTCAAGAATTCCTGCCTCGCGCAGTTCGCCCAATCGGTTCTGAACGTTCTTGAGTCCGTCGCCAGTCGCCTTGGCGATCTGCTCGGCCTGAACGTTGCCCTTGGATATCTCGGCCACGATTCGCGCATAGCGGCATGAAGGAACCGAGCGTTTCTGTTGCTGGAAATTTCGCAGTAGATCGGCGAAGTTTTTCATGCGGCGTTTCTCCATCCAGCTTTGTTCTGTCGGTCAAACATCACCATCGATCCAGCGACCGCGACGTTGTAGGACTGCGTGCGAATCGATGGCAGCGAAATGACGTGATGGCAGCGAGCTAGAATTGCCGGCGGGATTCCGTGATCCTCGGCGCCCAGCAAGTAGACGGCGCTTTCAGGATGGACGAAGTTTTGCAACGGCTTACCGCCCATTTCGACAGCGACCAGCGGACACGCGTGCGGAAGCGCCGCCATCAGCGCATCAAAGTCCAAGAACTCGCGGCACGGGATATGCTTGAATGCCTTGACCGTATCGCTTGCCTGTTGCGGATAGCGGCGACCAACGGTGAAGATGCCCGCAGCGCCAAGCTGAAACGCAGAGCGCCATAATGTGCCGACATTCGCAGGCGTCTTACCGCGATAGATGCCGATCTCGAAGAATCCGCGAGTCATGCAGCCTCCCGCGTTTTCTTGATCTCTGCGTCGATTGCCTCATCGATCAGGACTTTTGGATCGCAGTCAAGCGCATCGCTCACTTCACGCGGCCATTCCTTGCACTCGCATAGATAGCGGTATCTGGCCGCATCTGCCTCGTGTTGGTCGATCTGTGCCTTTAGCGCCTTGCACTGCTGGAACGCATGCCACGACTGGCCATGCCGCGCGCTCTCGGATATTTCGCTGACCTGCTTGGGAGTCAGATCAGTAACTTCGCGCTCAAGGCTAATCAGAAGTTTCCCACTATCCCAATCAAACCCTGAGAACATGTATTTCACGGGCACGCTAGGAGTTCCGCCGATGCTTCCGGGCCTATGGACCTGCACGCACAAATTTTGCTCGCCCTTGCGCGATCCAAGGCCACGAATCCTTTGCAGCAATTCAATTGCTTCGTTGATGTTCACGCCGCATCCTTTTTCAACGCAGAGATCGCCTCGCGCAACTGCGCTGGAGCGATGTTCCACAACCGCTGCTTTTCCTCTTTCGTAGCCTTCATCAAAATTTCCCTCCATCGTGGCGCGATGTATTTGCACCATGCTGCGTAGTTGGTTTGGTGTAGGTGGAATTCTTCATGGGGTTTCAAGCTGCCCATGGATCGTGTTTAGCCAAATCGGCAAATCGCATCGTCTCGGCGATCCATGCGGCCTCGATAAAGCCGGTCGCGCCGTGACGGTTCTTCTCCACGATGATTTTCGCGATTCCCTTCTGCTCGCTTTCCGGGTTGTAGTATTCGTCCCGGTACAGCATCAGGATTTGATCGGCTTCCTTCTCTATCTCGCTGGAATCGGACAGGTCGCCCATGCGAGGCTCCCTGCCCTTGCCGCCCGATTCGACCGAGCGCGATACCTGCGCAAGTACGACAACTGGAATGGCAAGATCGCGGGCCAGATTCTTCAAGCCCTTGGCCGCTGCGCCCACGGATTCCCAGCGTCGCTCGCCGGGCGCTTCAAGGCGTTGCAGGTAGTCGATGTAAAGCGCCTCGATTCCATGAAGTTGTTTCCATCGCCGGGCCACTCGCTGCACTTCCGCAATCGACGGCGCAGAGCGATCCAGAATCCACATGCGCGCCTTCGCAACCTCGGTGAATGCGTTCGTGACATGCGGCCATTCGGCTTCCTCGATCTTGCCAGTACGGAATTTCTTTGCCGAGATATTTCCGGTCAGAGCCAGCATGCGGGCTGCAACCTGGTCCGCTGGCTGCTCTCCGGAAATCAGGCCGACAGCCTTACCCTTGCGCGCAGCGAACAGGGCCGCATTTGTGAGGAACGCGGTCTTGCCCATTGCGGCGCGAGCACCGATGACGATCAGGTCGCCGGGATGAAACCCACCGAGCATTTCGTCAAGGTCAGACAGGCCGCTAGGAACGCAATTCGGGGGACCGCCGAGCGTGTGCGCCTCAACCATCAGGTCATACGCGCGCTTCGCCGCCTGCTTCGCCGTGAACTCGACTTGCGCATCGTGGCGCTGCATCGACATCAGGCGCAGGATCGTCGCGTCCAGAATCTCGGCTGGGCTGCGCGTGCCGGGATCGAACCCTTCGCCGGAAATCTGCGTACCGGCGTCGATGATCTGCCGCAGCACGGATTTCTCGCGGACGATCTTGGCGTAGGCGGCAATGTTCGCCGCGCCTGGCGTCGAATTCGCCAGTTCCATGACGTAGCTCGTTCCGCCAACCAATTCCGAGAGCTTGTTCGACTCAAACCATTCGGCCATCGTCACCGCGTCATACGGCTGATTGCGCGAGTCAAGCTCAACGATAGCGCGGAAGATCGCCCGATGATCCTTGCGGAAAAAGTCTGATTCGGACATTTCGGCAAGGACGCGCTCAAGGGCGCGAGAGTCGAGCATTAGGCCACCGAGCACGGATTGCTCGGCATCGATCGCTGACGGCATGGTACGCATCAGGAAAGCCTCCGCATGGACGCTGGGGAACGGTAGTCGTCGGCTGGTTTGGCGGCGGGTTTCTGTGCGGCGCGCTCGGCGGCGCGAGCCATCCAGCCGTTTAGGAACTTTCCTACCCCCCGCCTGGTTTTCCGATTGGCCGGGTTAGCGACGCACCAGGCCCGCGCCTTGCGCAGTTCACCCATGACATCAACGGCTGGATATGCCTGCTCGAACTCGGCCACATCGGCCAACGCGACCGCATGCGCAGATCCGTCCTCAAGGGGAATCGAAATTTCCGCTCCTTCGTCTTCAGAAGCAGATGGAGATGGAGATGGAGATGGAGATGGAGATGGAGATGGAGTGTTTGGTAACGGTTTCGAAACCGTTCCAAACAAACTAAGCGAGGAAAGAAGCTGATCGCGAAAAGAGACGGATGCCGGAACATTAATGGCAGACTTCTCAATAGCCTTCCAGATGTTCGGATTTGCCGGCTTGTTCCATTCAAGAAACTTGATTACCCAAACCCACTTTGTTGCGGAGCAATACTTGATGAATTCGATCCGCGAAAGGGTTTCGAAACCGTTTAGTAACCGTTCCGAACTCCACGCAAGGTCATCGCACGCATAGGCATCCGGCAGGCGGAATGCGCCGAGTGTTGTTGTGTGTGGAGACGTCAAAAGGTAGACGGCGAGAAGCCTTGCATCATCGCCGGCACCCTGAAGGCTGGTGTTCGCCCAAAACCCCCTATGCACTACCCCGAACTCACGCATCGAACAGCCCCCCTTCCTTGGAGACGCTGTACAACGGAGATGCAAGAGCATCCCTGACTTGCTCTGCGCACGCTATTGCATCCTTGTATATCTCGCTCCCCGTAAATCGCATCACCGGAAAGCCTGACTGCAATATCTCCCTATCACGGCGTTTATCCCTAGCCGCCTGCTCCTTCGTCTTCTCGTGATACTGATGTCCGTCACACTCAACGGCGATCCCGCCGATATGACGCTTTAGCTTGAACCACAGGAGAAAATCAACACGATAGTTGCCGATCTTTGCCTGCGGCGTGATCCAAAACTCCAGGCCAGCAGAACTATCGGAGTCATCTCTCGGGCAATCGAATGCGTCTGGGCTAGGAAATCCCGCCCAATCCACATGCATCCACACAAGAGCGCCAAGAAGCATGTCTTCTATTGGGCTTTGCGTAGGCGACCCGTTGTAGAGGGTGCTTATGGCTGCCAGGCGCTCCGCAACAGCAATGCAGTAGTTTTCTGGATTGCAGTGACCATCCCCTGATTCAGCCTCAAGCCAAAAACCGTGTGCGCCATCTAGCGCATGTTTGAGCATCGCTTGCGCAAATGTTTTTCTAGTTTCTTCGGGAACCTCGAATTGTTCCCATTCGGGGGGCTCAGAACTTTTTCGCAGAATTTCGAATGATTTCATTCTTTGCTCCCAAACAACTCTTTCTGCCTACCCTCAACCGGCTGCGCTAGAACTTCCGCAGTGGCCCTCAGTTCGCCTTCCGTGGCCTGCCGCTCCGTGAGCCTTACCGCCTCGGCGAGACGCGCTCGCTGCGCTTCCCATGCGGCTTGGCTGCGTTCGTGGAAGGCGTGGTATTTCATGGGTCAGCGCTTGTATTCGCGAACGTACTTTTTCGCATATTCCTTGGAGACATCTACGCAATCCCAATCCAGATAGATCGTTTCGGCGTTGCATGCGTCGATCATTTGGCAGATCAACTCTTTCTGCTCTGGCGTGTCTTCTTGTGCCATGGCTGACAGTGACGAGCCGATGTCGCAATACTGCTCAAATAGTTGCCGGCACCTCTCGGTATTTAGGGTCCACGCCTTCAACGTGCCCCACTTCAAACTGATAAAGTCTTTCTCGGCCATCACGGTCTCCGAAAGGTTATGGATCGTGTTGTGCGCTCACCCCACCAAGAGGTGGCCCATGGGCCGAAAGAAAGGCGCGCACTGCCAGTGTTGTTTCTATCGGGCATCACTTGCTGGGTTGACGCCCCGAAGCGTTTTGCTTCGCTATAGTTCATTTGGATTGACCGCGAATTGCAGAAGCGCACTGATCCGCCATGGCTGGGCGACGGTAGGAATTTCCACCGCAATCAAGCGCCATCGTGAGGCGATCACAAATTGAGGCACATGCTTCGCGCTCAGCAGCCACGGCTGCGTCACGCCATTTGTACAGATCAAAACGCTCCATTGCCGTCACTGAAACGCTTGCTGGAATCGGACATTGCGTTGCGTCAAGACTTTTCATTTGCATTTCCAAAGTTGTGGTCATCGATTCAAACATTGGCCACTTTGAGCAGTATGTCCGCATGGCACGGATCCCCGTGATTGCACCAACACGCCAGGTTCTTGCCGCGCAGCGGCGACAGATCGAATGGGAATCCTGCGGCAGTCCTCATTTGGGCATCTCGAAGCATGTCGCAGAAGAAGCCGACCGCGCCTTCCGCGTCGATAGGTTGTCGATCTAATGGCCCGCATTTTCCAGCCGCGAATGGATTGCCCCAGCGCGTGCTGCGGTCAACCTTTACCGTGTTCGGCGGCATGCGCCAGCCCTTGCGGCGACTGAGTTGCACACGAGTAGGATTCATGCGGCCCTCCGCATCTCGTAGACGATTGCCTGGATGCGCTCGCGATCGCACTTGTTCGTCTTCACGACAAGGAGTGCGTTATGCAGATCGATGTATTGCTGCAATAGGTTCGTGCCTGTCGCATAGCAGAACGGCGTAACCATCCATTCAAGAACAGGACGCACGCCCCGCTTGATCTGGCTAATCGTGGCCTCGGTTACGCCAAGGTAGTCGGCGACTCTCTTGGCCGGAACCCGGCCAGTCAAAAGACTGATCGCCACGGCATCCTGCGTAGACCTACACATGCCGACATGATGCAACTCGGCATCGACCGGCTTTGGAACCTGAGTGATCCACGGAAAAGCGCGCTGCTTAGCCATTCTTAGCACCGGTTAACAAGACTTAACGGAGGAATTGAGCTAAATTTTTTTGCACCATGAACCAACAACACAACTTCGCCGTCCTCTGGTCCCACTCCCAACAGGCAACCCACGTCGAACCCGTGCGCGATATGCTCGCGATCAATCGGGTCAACTTCGGGCAGGGGCGCGGGACGGATTACGTTGTGATTGCTTTCACCCAAACCGAGCGCGAGGCGGATATCGTTGCGACATGCCTGCAGCGGATTCGGGATGAAGGGTGGCATGCGCATGGATGAATCAATCCGCACTTTTCGGCTCGCCTGTCGCCGGCTTCTCGCTGCCGAAAAGGTCGGGGCGCAGATATTGCACAGGACCGATGCCGGTATCGAAAATCAGGCGAACGGTTTCCGGGCTAAGCTTGTGCTCGGCCGCATACAGCGCGATCATCGAAAGGACGTTTTTCAGGGTTCTTTCAGCCATGTTTACGACCTCAGTTACTCCAAAGCGGGAAATGATCAGCGTCGTCAGCCAGAGCGGAGAGAGACGGTTGTTTCTGAAGCAATGGGAGGCTGTGAAGACGATCTATCTCGACAACACGTCGGATACTGGCGAGCGCAACGTTCGTGTTACGGATCGAAACGGCGAAGAGGTCGATTACGACTACGGCACGGGCGAATACGTGACCGCAGACGGAAGGCGTTGGAAACTGGTTCACGACTAAGCCGCCTTTCTCTGCCAAGGCATGCGCCCATTGGCGAGCGTGCGCCGGATCGCTTCGCTACTATTTTCCGTGGCGAGTTGGATATAGACGTTGCCAACCTCGTACGCGCCGAGATCCTTGAATCTCGACATGCAGAATTTGCCAATGCCGCGCCCACGGGCATGGAAATGGCCGGACGCCCTCCAAACCTGCATCCACTGGGGGAATGTCAGTCGAAAGAGAATCCCACGAGCAGCCGCATTGCGCAGTTGGTAGATATATGCCTGCGCGTAGCACCCAAGCTGCTTTGTTCTGTGAGTTTCGTTCAGTTCGATGAGCGTTTGATAATCGCATCCGTAGCGCGATTGCGCCCATTGGTCGCGCTTTACCCTGCGCCGCTCGGAAACAGCACCCCGTTTAGCGAC